GGCGGCGGTGGCGCCTCCACGGTGACCACCGCATAGGTGCCCTTTGCGGGTGGCGTATCAGATGGAGGCTCGGCCGGTGGCGGCGGGGCCTCTTTCGCCATTTGGCGTAAACGCTCCAGCGCCGCGTCGAGGTTGTCGTTGATCTGTTCCATGTGCTGGGCGGCGTCTGTGGGCGCCTGTGCGGGCGGTGGTGGCTCTCCAGCCAGGGCCGCGCACGCGAGGAGGGCAGAGAGCATGGGAGGCCTCCTATCGGATGGTACGGGGCGCTAGCTCATCGAGCACGGCGAGGATCTCGGCGGTGCGGGCGTTCGTCGTTTCGAGGTGGACCCGGATGGTGGCGATCTCGGCGTTCAGGTTCCACAGGAACCCGCACAGGGCACAAATGGCGGTGGTGAGGAGCCCGGTTATCAGCTTGTGTAGATGTCCGTTCATTCTTCCCCCGATGCGGCGACGGCTTGGAGACTCTTGGCGGCGAGGAGCGTTGTTCCCAGTCCTACGATAACACCCACGGCCACGGCGACGGCGGGCCGTTGCACAATCGGAACCGGCTCGACGGCTTCGTTGTAGCGGGCTTCCCACCATTCCGCGCGGCGCTCTCCGTCGGCGGCCTGGTAGACGAGTTCGGACGTATCGATCCGATACAGCGATCGGAGGTGGGTGTATGCGGTGCCCTCGGCCAGATACCGCGCCACGTCTTCGAGCGGGAGAGACACAGAGAGACAGTCGCGGCTATCGCCTGGCCCGAGTTCAACCGCATCGGCGCAACCCCTCTGTGTAGACTCAACCACCACCGGCGCCGATGGCCTGGGCGGTGGCTCGGCGGCCTGGGCGACCAGTACCAACAGACAGGCGATCATTCTTTGCGGCGCCTGTCAGCGTTGACAAGGTGAGCCAGGGCGGTGGCCGGGTGCTCATCGTTAACGGCGTCCTCGAGGGCCCTGTCATCTGCCTGGGCGGCCTCGGCGGCGTTCTCCCTGGCGGCCTCAGCCACCGGCGCCACATCGGCCGCGGGCGGTGCCACCTCTTCGAGCTTCGGCCGGACCTTGCGGCGGGTGAGAATTGCCAGAGAGATCAGAAACGAGATCACGCCCAGGGCGAACGCGATAACGCCGGTCCCCAGATCAGGTAGAGGCATTTACCAGTCTTCCAGAAGGGTATAGGAGAACGTCTCGCCGTGGCCCGCTTTGACTTGCTTGTGGCACAGATTGATAAGCTCCTCGAATCCATTAGCGCCCGCCTCTTTGAAGACTTGGCAACCGGCGCTCCAGCGATCGACCAATTCGCTCCCGCCCGCACGGGTGCTGCTGCGGTGGATGTTGATCCCGAACCGCCCCAATTGAATGCTCTCCGGGTCCATGTCAAGGATCGCGTCTTTGTTGGCATCTCGAAAGACCTTGACCTTTCCCGCGTTGGGTCCGCCTCTGGCCCTTTGTACCAGGGCCTCATAGCTACCGCGGTGCAACCCTAATTTCCAGCAGCCGCGGTGCTGGTCAGGGCATAGGATGGCGGTCCCCGCCGTCCGCCCGGGGTTCTCCCGCCAATACACGCCGGGATCTGTGGTGGCGGCCCACCGCTTGTGTACCCACTCCCCGTTGACCTTGTGGGTGCAGGTGATCCAGTCGTTGAATTCGTTTGACCGGAGATCGGCGGTGCGAATTCCCACGATGTTCAAATTGTAATCGCCTCGCGTGAAGACGACATACCCCAGGTCCGCGCATCTCTGCAGGACCGGCGGCAAACTCAAGACGCACCACCGCGCCACGCTCCCACCGCCCGGGCGGCGGCATCGCTTCCGATGTAGACCACCGTTAGGGTGACGAAGCCATCGGAGTCGATCAACCCGACGAGGGTGAACGCGCACGTCACAAGCCATGCCAAAAGGCGGCGATATGACAGGCGTTGCGATCCGAACGCGGCGTCTATCCAGCGTGAGACCATGTCAACCTCCGGCCGCGATTGCGGCTATCTGGGCCACGGTCAACGTCTCGACGACATCGGCGGGATCGATAAAGTGGCTATGCCCACCGGGCCCTGCAATGACGCTTGACTGGCCGCCTTCTTCCTGAAAGCCTGCCACTGTGGCGGCGCCTTCGGTGTAGCGGACGATCACCCTCGCCAAGAATTCTACGGCTTCTGATTCGGTCATAGTTCACCCGTCATTGTCTGGGAAGAAGTCGGCGTTTTTACCTGATACGAGGTAGTGGGCTCTGAACTCAAGCGTTGAGGTACCGGCGGAGGAGTTGTTTCGGCCCGCCGCTAGGAAGAAACCAAAGTCAGAATCGTCGCCAGTTATGGCGACCGTTCCTGTCGCGCGTTTGGTGTAAAGCCAGGTGGACGGATCACCGAACGCCGAGACAGACGAAGCGGTAGCATTCAACATCTTGTTACCTGGGCCGACATGGAACCCGCCGAACACGCCCTTTAGACCGGCTTGCGCTGCGCTGTATGACGGGTTTGCGCTAGCTGCATAGCCGTGGAAGACACCCACGTCGATGTTATCGACATTGGATCCGTCTTGCATAAAACCGACTGCACTAGACGTTGAGAACGTGGCGTTTGCTTGGGGACAAATGCCCGCAAAGAGGTACATCTCACTCGACGCGATATTCGATCCGCCGCACTTTTCAATAGCTACGGCGGCCCACTGCAAGTCATCCCACGCCCAGAGGGTCGAGAGGTTGAACGCCCAGGCGGCGCCGCTTCCAAGCTTCTTTGTATCTCCGGTGTCGATCGATACCGTCCAGATACCAGTAGAGGTGTCCTGGGAAACTGCGTTCAGCCCGGTGTTGCTGATCTCTGTCGTAACGTCGGCCAGGTTGAAGCGTTGCCACGCCATATCGGTTGAACTGCCGCCGCCCGCCGCGGGAAGTCTGAAGCGTGCCATCTAGTTGTCCTCGTCGAGCCAGACTTCCACCACCGTAGAACTAGACGCAGAAGCCAGGAACACGGAGGTGCGGGCGCACAGGTTCCGCCCTCGAAGCGGGATCTCGAACCAGCCATCCGCGGCGACGGTCCCATAGTCGGTGCCGATGGCGGCGGCGTCGACGCCCTCCCAGGAAATCTTGCCCGCGTTGGTCACGAACTGAACGCTTAATTTAGTCGCTGGCGGTGGAAGGTTCACCTCCGTCAGATCGTCAGCGTCACCGAGGGTGATCCGCTTGACGTATGGGAGGACTACAGAGGAGAGATCTTCGGCCATTGGTGTGGCTCCTTTTCAGGTTGGGGCGTCCCTGATCCAGTTGGGAATTGTGCGAAATGTAAACGATCCGTCACCGGGGCGCCGCGGTACGCTCATCGCAATTGCGACACGGTCAGACCAGCCGATCTCGGCGTCGGTGATAGTGACAACGTCCCCGGCTTCGAGGTGTTGGAATTGCTGTGGTAGGAGGTACTCGACCTCTTGGTGTGTCATCCCGTCGCGGCGGATCCTCCAGTCAAGGACCGCGTGCGCGGTGGCGATGTCATAGACAACATCGGTCTCGATGGTGTCGCCCTGGCGGAGCCCGTAGCGGGAGAACGAAGCCCAGCTAAGCGGGTGGAGCGTGGTTCCGTCATTGCGCGATAGCTCGCGAGGGCCATACGACAGGGACCGGGCGTACTCTCCGCTCTCCGCATTCAGCGCAAAAGAGATCGTATGGTAGTTGGCGATGTCGGTGGCGCTGGAGACCTTGACCATACCGTTACGCGAACCGCCCCGGCTTCGAGGGTTGATCTCGGCGATGGCGTCGGAGGCGGTGGCGTCAAACGGGTAGTGAACGAACCACAGACCATTGGGGCCCATCGCCGGGGCGAGCGGGAGGAGCGGCAGAATGTGATCCTGGATGACCTCCCACGGGGTGGACTGCTCGTTAATGTAGAAGTCCAGGTTGAACCCGGCCAGGCGTTCGGAGAGCGACTGGATCCGCTCACCGTCGAACCGGATCGTTGATTGGCCCAGAAGGTCAAGCATGATATCGACGGCATTGCGAAGCGTGCCACCTCGGCGTAGGTTCTTCTTTCCGCCCGCCGCTTCGAGTTTGAACGACCAGTAGATCTCGTCACCGCCGCCGATCACAAGGTCGGAGCCCGTGACGAGCGAGTAGGCGATCGGGTAGTCGTTGGCGTCTGCCCCGTTCACAATGCTCACGTCGGCTTCGGTCTCGTCCTCTCTGTTGTGGAGGGTGACAGTGGAGGCGGCGACGTGGTGACCAGCCAACAAGATCAACCAGTCGGTTGTGTCGTTCTCATTGTTGGCGGTGTTGTCCTGCTCGGCGATGAGGGCGGGAACGGCCGGGAGGATGTCGAAGTCTTCGTCAGCGCCCACGATACCGGGTGCCCCGTAGATGACCGGGTAGAATTGGTCGGCGGCACTATCGGCGGGATCGTGCGTACCGACTCCCACCGTCGGGAACGTCGACGAGCTAACCACCATCCGGTCGAGCGGTATCACCCCGGTGTCCTCTGTTGGGTCTTCGGTGACGGTGAAGGTCAACGGCTCGAAGGCGGCGCCATACTCAGGCGACAAGACTACCCCATCGAGCAGAACCCGACGATCTGACCAGTCGTCCCCGCTCTTCCAGATGGAGACCTCACAGGTAGCGTCCCCGAGATCGTGATCGATAGCGGCCAGGTCGGCCCATCCGGTGCCATCGTCATTGCGAAACAGAACCGATAGGGAGACCTCGCGGGCGGGCTGCATGTCTTCGCCCAGTTCGATCGCGTCGGTGAAGTCGAACGGGTCGAGCCCGCCAACAAAGTGCAACCGATCCGGTAGGCTGACATCGGCGCCGTTGGCCACCGTGGTATCTCGGGTTGAGAACCGGAACGCCTTTCCCCGGGCCCGCAGGGTGACCAGTGCGAAGAGGTCACCGTCAATCAGCTCGGAACGGGAAAGCGGCACTCTATACCTCTTCCTCGACGGTGATCGCATTCAAGACGGCGACTTCGTCGGTCCAATCGTCCCCATTGATCACCTGGCGGGTAACTCCGCCGAGGGTGCGCCCGTAGAGCATTTGTGAGACGCCAGTGTAGGAGAACTCATCGGCTGAGCCGGTGGCCGGGTCGACCTTGGGGATCAACACCACCGGGTATTGCCCTCCAGCGGTGCGCCTCACGAGACCTTCGAGGATGGTGGCATCGTCCCGCACGCCGATCCCGGTGTAGCCTGCAGCGTCTCTCGCTACGATGAAATCAGGATCGGGTGAGTCCCCTTGGATCTTTGTTTGATCCCACCCCTCTGGCCATGAGACCTCAACTGTGCGTCGGGCGGGGCCCATCTGCTCAACGCGGCGTTGACCATCGGCGCCCTCGCTGATCTCTGTGTTGGGTTCGATTGCCCATGTCCACGGGTAGTCATAGTCTCGCCCCAGGACCACAAGCGGCCCGACAGAGATCACCCCGGCGGAATGCTTACCCTCGGCGGTGGTGGTGGCCGGGATCCTGATCCGGTATTTTGGATAGCTGGTGGTGAGCTTGTGGCGAACCGCTACCACCTGTGGGGCGATGACCTGAGCGTCACCGCTTACCGGGATAGATGCCAAGTCGGAATTCTTTACCCGGATCTCTAGACGGCGGGTGTCGTCGTCGGTCCACATGCCCTCGGAATTCGCCTCGATCTTGCGAACGTACGGACCACCGGCGGAGCCGTCTGCGTCGAAGATGAAATAGCCGTCAACAAGCTCGTCCATTTGGAAGTATCTCGTAGCGGTTTGGCTTGTCCCCGTGTCAACCGATACCCGCGAGCCGTTCCGACTATAGGAGATCCCGTCGAGCGCTAGAGCGTTGATCGTAATGAGCGTATCCCAGGTCGGGCCGATCGTGTTGTAGGCCTCAAGATATGCCGTTGAGAAATTCGGCCTTCCAATGTAGACGAAGATCGAGGAGTTTAGAAACGTCGTTGTGACACCATCGCCGTCAAGCTCCCACATGAGCCGTTGCTCGGCAGCGTCGGTGGTACTCATCCACGGGACCGATGGAGACCCGGAGATCATTGGGTCTATGTTGTGAACGCCATACTCATAGCGGGGCGGGATAGTCCAGGTGTCCGCCTGGTAGCTGCTGGAGCCCCGGCTTGATACGCGGGTGCCTTGCTCGACGTACAACTGAGAGAGGGCGAACGGGCGGCCCAGCAGGTCGTCAGGATTGGTGTAGGTGCTGGCCGTGGCCATCGGGATCCCCGTCTCGTGTGGCTCGCAGTTGACGCCGATCCAGTGCCAATTGGTCGTTAGCAGGTTGGTGGATCCGTTGATGTGGCCCCAGACCACCTTGGACACCAGAGAGGATGTCGAGGAGTAGGCGGCGAGGGTTCCAGAAACGGCCGATGTCCACTTGTGTTCCGTCGGCGCCTTGTAAAGGAGGTGTGCCTTCGACTCATCCACCACCAACAGCCAATCGCGGGCGGCATCGCCCAGGGTGGGGTCAGGATTGGCGGCGTCGGCGAGCCCGGTCACCGCGCCCACGTTGGCGGCGGCCTGCGGGTCATACAGCGAGGCGCCATCTTTGGCGAACCTGGCAAACGCCCGATACTCATTCGACCCGTCTGACCAGCTTGCCCGCATGGTGGCGCAATCGTTCCCGTTGTTGTCGTTGTACGTGTGAAGGCGGCACTGCATGATAACCGCAGATCCGGCCGAGCCGTTGGCTGACCAGTATTGCCCGGCGGTGTCTGTGTTGTCTGTTTGAAGGTGGCCGAATGCGTTGATCGAAGAGCCAGCCGATCCGCCTGGCGTCCAAGCGGCGAGCCCGTTGGGCACAACATAAGGCACATAGAAGATCCCGCTATCGGACCAGGATCCCGCTATCTCCCGGCCGCCGAACGTGTGAACCTGCCAATCAAAATTGGAATATCCGCCGAGGTAGAAGGCGCTGATGGAATTCCAGTTGTCCGCGTTGGCGGTGAAGTGGTTGGTCAGCAGGACCAACCCGTCCAGGTGAGGTACCAGGGTCATCCGTGACAGAAAGGAGTCGGGCTCATGGCTTAGATCGATCGGGTGGTTTCGGCCCGGTGATGCGATCCCCGTGTAAATGTGGTTGTCTTCCGATTCGACCTTTGCCAGGGTGACCGGGTCGAGCTTGACAATTGCGAGCGTGTTTCTGCGGGCGGCGGCGGCCCGAAACACGGCATAAACGAAGCCCTCATCGTCAACGCACACCGCGCATGGATGCGAAATGGTCTCAATGTCGGTGGCGGTTATGTCGTACTCTGTCTCATCCATTACCGCCGAGGCTATGTGCGTCCCCGCCTCCGGATCGTCATTAAAGGCGGCATAGGGGGAGGCCTTGATGTAGCGGGCGAGCGTTGATGTGGGCGTTGACGTGGTCTTTGGCTTCACCAGCAAGACGCGGCCAGATGGCAGAGCGCACAAGTCTCCGACCTGGTTATTGTCAACGGCACCTGCGGCAGTGGCATCGGTCCGCAAACCATCGGCGCCGTTTGTCGTTGAATCGTACTCCGCCACTAGAGCAAAAGAGGCGCCCAGGTCGGCGGAGACGTAATGAGCGTAAAACGTCAAAAGCGTAATGAATCCGCCATGGTATGCGACGGCAATGTCATGAGGATACACCCCAGTCAGGGCGTCGATCTGATGGGCGCCAAGCGTCCAGGTGACCCCGTCGTCGTCGCTATAGTGCATCGAAATGGTATAGTAGTCGGTACCGCCTTCGGTCAGCGTTCCGCCACCGTGAAAGGCTAACAGGCGGCCAGATGGCAGACGACAAACGTCTATCATGGACGGCGTTTGTCTGGCGGCGATCGTGTTGTGCGTCCACGCTTGCGTCGTAGGGTTCCGAACAGAACACCTAAACTCGGAGTTGACCCGGTCAACATAGACCATAATTATCTTATGGTCTGGGGTGCGGATCGCCTTCGGCTTCTGGTAGCCATGGAATCCAACAGTGGGGCCGGGGTCGTTGTCGTCGTACCTGACGAATTCGTGGGCGGTGACCTTGTTGTAGGCCAACCACCCAAGGTTGTCGTCGGTGTCGGTGTCGGAACGCCAAACGAAGCGCCCACCGGCGGTGCCTCCCACCGGCGCCCCGGCCTTCACCGTCTGAACAGAGAACGTGGTTCCCGCGTCCACTGTGCCAAAAGTTTGCAATTGAGCAAACGAGGTTTGGCCGGTGCCTGGTATCGGTTGATCCGGCTCGGCACCATCCTGCGTGGCGGTGCTTGTGCTGCTGTAGGCGCTGAACACCCACCGCGGATCGTGGACGCCGATCGCCCGATAGAAGTCCTGGGAGTATTTGTCACCCATGGGCTAGAGGCTCCCATTGTAGGGATTGCGGCGTCCCCGCGCGCGGCTGGAGCTTGTCGCCTTGCGGAGTGCGCTGTTTGTCTTCAGATGATCCACTACAACGGTGTCGAGGTTGCGGTGCTTGTAGACATGTTGCACGACCACCGGCGCCCCGGCTTGCCGTCCCGCGTTGGCGGCGGTCACGCCACCGGCTCCGCCGACGTTCCGCACGCCCTGAGCGGTTAGCACACCTTCACCCGCTCGGAGGATGGCGGCCCGCTCATCGGCTCGGACCATTCCGCCCGTATGGAACGACGGCGGCTCCTGGGCCATGATCCCGGCTACCTGAACCGCGCCCAGGGCGGCGAGACCAGCGGCGGCGGCTGGGCCCGCAATTGGCCCGTAGCCTATCGGCGGCGGAACAAGGGCGGCCATTATGGCCTGTGCCGTGGACATGGCGACAGAGGCCACAGAAGCGGCCTGTTCTGCGTGGAACGCGCGAACCGCTGAGGCCATCTTGACCGTGGCGATCTCCTGGGCAGCCTCTTCGGAGGCCTCGGTCTTGGCTAGTTCGTTCTGAGCATGGGCAATGGCGGAGGCGTCTCCACTCTCTTCGGTCTCGGCCAGGGCATCTTCGGCGGCGGCGGTGGCGTCTTCGGCGGTCTCGAGCACCTCGTTGGCGGCGTCCTCGTGGGCGTCGGCGATAAGCCCAAACGCCTGCTCTGCCCCTTGCATCATGGACGAATAGAACACGTCCCACCCTTCAAGCTCCGCGGCGCGGTATTCGGCGGCGGCGGCGGCCCGGTCTTCATAGGCGGCCACGATCTCCCGCTCGTTTGCGGCCCGGCGCAGCATCTCATCCTCCGCGGCGCTTGCGGCGTCGGCCTCCGCTTTCCGTGTCTCCGCTATGGCGGCCTTTGCATCGGTTACCCGCTGCGCGTTGTGCTCCTCGATGTCGGCGGCCAGGGTGGCCTGGACCTCCGATCGCGCGGCGGCGGCGGCCTCCGCGGCGGCGGCGCTCTTCGGGTACGAAGCGGCGAGGTCATCGATTGCGGCTAGCTCTTTGTTGGCGGCATAGATGATCGCATCGGCGCCCTCCAGGCGGGCGGCGGCGTGTTGTTCCGAGGTCTTCCAGAGATCGGCAATTGCGGCGGCTTCTGTTTTCGTGCTCTTCGCGGCTTTCCGCCCGCTCTTTGTTGCAGATTTGCCTTTCTTGTCATGTGCCCGGGCGATCGTGTTCAAGTCGCCCTCGGTCTTCTTGATCGCAGCGTTCACCGTTTCTTGTTGGGTGGCGTTGTTCTTCAGGGCTCCCTGAAGGCGCTCTATCTCTCCCGTATAGTCCCGGGTCTGTTCTTTGGCCCCGGCAATTGCGGCGCCCGCGGAGCCGATGCCCGCGGCCATGTCATGGTGACCGATGCCCGATCCGGTGGCGGCTTTCGCCTCTTCACGGAGGGCGGCGATCTGATCGTTGATCGCCTTTCGCTGATCGCTGATCGTCTTGGTTTGCTTCTCGTAGATCTGGGTGGCGCGATCGGAATTCACCGCGGCGTCATATTCCGCCTTGCTCTTCTCCCCGATGGCCACCGCCGCCTGTAGAGCGATTAGCTCCGCTTTCCTGTGCGTGGATTGCATGGCCGAGGCGGCGGCGGCGGCTGACTTCATGCGGTCCTCCGCGATCTTGACCTCGTTCGCCAGGTAGGTATAGGCCGCGGCGGCAGCGGCGGCGGCCACGGCGACAGGTCCGAGGATGGACGCCACGCCTGCGCCGCTCTTTGCGATCGCTTTGAACGCTCCCGCGGCCTCGTACGAATAGTCGAGCATTCCGCCAAGCTTCGGGTTGATCTGGTCGAGGGCTCCGCCCAGTCCCCGGATCACCTGCTCAGATCTTCCCGCGTCTTTCTCGAAGGATTTGAGCGGCCCACCGGCCTTCGACCACGCCTTCTGTGTACCCTGTGCCGCGCGCTTGCTCGACGCCTCAGCTTTCTTCATTTGACGGTCAAGCGACTTAACCATCGCCTTGGCCTCGCGCTCCGTGACCCCGGGGATCTTCCCGAGGTTCGAGACCAACTGAGAGATATCAGCGCGGTACGCGAGTTCTACAACCTGGGCCATCAGGCGGCCCTCGCCAGGATGCCGAGTTCTTCACCCATCAGGATGGCCAATTGTTTGGCTAGCTTCTTCCCGGGCTTGTAGATCAATTCGTTGGCAACCTTCACGTTGTTGTAGGGCCAAGGCTTTGTAATGTAGTGGCTGTATTTGGAGGTGTTGCGGATAAACACCTCGATCGTCTGGCCGTACCCGCGCCAGCCATGCTCAAGATCCCCCTTCGAGTACCCGCCGATCCCGCGTTCGCCTCTTTGCTTCTCCTTGCGTTTGATCCAGCTCACCAATTGGGGAGAGCTATTCGGGTCTTCGAGGGCTTTGCGCTCGTAGCTGTGCAACCGCTTGACCGGCCACTGGGCGCGGGCGTTCTCGAATAGCTCGCGGGTGGCCTCTGTCATGACCGCTTTGGTGGAGGGGATAACCGTCGCCATCAGTTTCTCGAACGGAACGAACCAGTCGTCGGTCACATCAATCTGAGCCCGGCCTCGCCCGTACAATTTCCGCATACCTGCCACCGCTCACTCCTCCAGCCAGGCGCGGGCCTCTTCGGTCATGGTCACTTGGGGCGCCAACTTCTTCCCGCGGAGCGTTCGCTTCTTCGCTCGGCCGGTTCCCTTTCGGATCCGGTCGAAGGCCAGCACCCGGATCTGCTCGCCCCGGGTCAGCCCATAGAACCACCGCGGATCGCCCGCGAACTCCAAACCCAGGGCCAACGCGGTCATGTCACAGCCACCGCGGGGGCTTCGGTAAAACCCTCTGTTTCGTCGACCTCGGTTTCTCGCGGGAAGGTGGCGGCGCCGATGATGTTGTAGATCTTGATCGCCGCGGCGTGGATGTCGGCAAACGTCAGACCCTGAGCCCGCAGCGCGTTGTAGGCGGCGTTTCCGAATTTCACCGCCTCATATCCGCCCTCGGCATAGTCCTCGACGGTGCCCGCGTTGAGCGTCGGACAACAAAGGGCCAGCCCTGTCATGAGGATCCGCTGTTGGCGGCGAGGGTGGCCCGCCTCCATAGCGTGGCCCAGGGCGATATCCTCCCGCTCCGCGAAACCTGGCAGGGTAACCCGGTGATCCTGGTCGCCCAGCTTGATGGTGTGCTCTCCGTTCGTCATCTGTTCGCCCCGGCTCAGGTGAAGGAGATGGCGCCAAGGATCTGACCAGATAGGCTAAACGTGTTCGGATCGCCCTCTGAGAAGTCGATCGACAGGCGGCAGTCGTCCAGGGTTGTCACGTGGTCGGCGGTATCACCGTGGTCGGTTCCTTCACAAGTAAAGGTAACTTTTGTGGCCCAAACGTCCGCATTGGCGCCCAGGGTGGAAACACCAGAAGACCAGGCGCCGCCCTTGTTGACCACATCCAAAAGACACTTTTCGGTAGCGTCTGACAGATCCGTCATGTGGGCGGTAAAGGAGAAGGTCGGGAAGGTCTGCGTGGTCTTACGAACAGAGCACAGGTCGCCGCGGTCGTAGTAGGTCGCGATCTCTTTCTGCCCTTCGGTGAGGCCGGAGATCGAGAAATCGCCTGCCTCATATTGGACCGTCATTGAGATCGGGGTACCCGTGGCGTCTTCAATTTCGATTTGGCCGTCACGGTGATTCTTTACGGTGGCTGAAATCGCCATGATTAGTCCTCAGACGGACGCGCCGTCTTCTTCTTCTTTGGTTTGGTGGGGTTGGCTTTGAGAAATGAGAGGGCCCGGTGACAGGCGGATCGGTGCTTCGGATCGGCGGCGCTCTTTGTGGCCATCCAGGCGGCGGCGTGGTCGAGGTCTCGCCATCCGGCCAGGTGAGCGTCAAGGAGGGCGCGTGCTTCTTTGTGGGTCATGAGAGAGGCAACCTGTGGGTGATGACAAAACGGAGTTCCCCGGTGAACCACTCACCCGACGCCTCGACCCGGCGGTCAGCAATGCTGGCGAACCGAATTGTGCAGTTGGCCCAAAGGGTCGAATTCTGAGCCATGACGGCTTGTATGATCTCCTCCTCGGCGTCCAGGGCGGATCCGTAGCTGGTGATCTGATCCTTCGGCGCCAGGCGGAACGTGTAGACCACCGCCGCGGTGGTGGCGACCAATAGATCGTCGGTCACCCGTTGGCGTCCGGCCACCGGGTCCGAGCTTGGCACGCCCACCGCGAACCGCTTGTGAAGGACAGTGGCCGGATCGCGTGCGTAGATGCCGAACGGCTGGCTCGCTTCGGTGAAGCCGGTAACCGCGTCAACGGCAGTGGCTACGCGGGTGCGGAGGTCGCTCACGCTTACCGCGGCCATCGTCGCACCGTGGAGGGGCGGTGGCCACTGGAGTCGGAAAGCCAGACGGTGGAGGTACCAGAGCGGCGGCGGCCATCCGCGTCGGGCTTTCCGTCGTCGTCTGTGTCGTATCTGAAATTGAGCCGGTTCCAGGCGATACCGTACAGGCGCCCGTAGTGATCCGACATGTCCGCAAATTTTCCGTCGCCAACGCTGGTGGAGAAGTCCAAAAACATCAATTCCAGCGTCTTGTAGATATGCGGCTCGCGGAACGCTGAAGGGCTCATGACAAGGTAGGGGCGCTGGCCATCGCCCACGATCCGGTTCTGAAGCTCCGCCCATGCCTCATCTATGTAGTCCTGGAACGAGGAAAGCCCAGAAGGGCGGAGGTCGCTCAGATCGGTATGACGGCGCAAAAGGTCGTCGTCGGTGATCACCGGGTACAGTTTGCGGCGAACGCACCCGCCCTCGTTTCGGAAGGTATGCGTGATCGTGTCGCCCATGACAAGCGCCCACTCAAATAGCCACGCCTCTTCCAGTTCTTCGGCGGCCAGGGTGACCGCTCCGATGCTGTACTCGGCCACGTCCCCGGTGATGGTGACGCTTGCGGCGTCCACCACCTCCGTGCCGCTCCCGTTGTACACGGTGACGGTGCCCGATGTGGGCGCCGAGAGGGCGCCGTCCCGGTAGACCCGGCACTTGATAAGGTTCGCCCGATCCCGCTCCACATACTCAGGGCTTAGAAACCTGGCGGTGTAGAGGGTGTCGGTTGAACTCATCCCCGCCCCTTGTCGCGATCCTGACGTTTGGCGGCCTCAGTGGCCTTGCGCTTCACGTATTCGGCCGCCTTGGCACCGCCGTCTTTGTGAGCGTCCCGGGTCATCTTGTCGATCGCCCGGCGGTTGATCTCATTCTGCGTTGGCATCCTCGTCCCATGGTGCGGGTGCTTCGGTGGCGACCTTCGGCGCGGTCTTCTTCTTTGTGGCTCGACGCTTGCGGCGCTTCGGCTTCGGCGTCGGTGCCGCTCCCATCATGGCGGCCAGAACCGCCTCGTTCTCGGCCAGTCGATCCGCAACGATTGGATCGTGCTCGGCGCGGTTCCGGAGGCGCTCCACCTCGGCTTGCTTGATCTCCACAAATCCCGCCTTCACGTCTTCGTCAATGGCGGGGATAATAGAACGCTCGATCAGCGATCGGCGCCAGGCGTTGTAGGCTTTCATGTCCGGCTTGCAAGATGCGGGTAGATTGCCCGGCATGTGTTTAACGGCGATCCACTTCTCCAGGTGAGCGAACCCCCCACGCACGGGGTAGCGGATCACGTACTCCTCGCCGATGGCGTCCTGGTCGAGGACCTGCCAGCCGATCTGCCTGCAGTTTTCCCGGGCGGCGCCTTCGTTCAAGCGCCCGTCAACGCCGCCGATCCCGCCTTCTAATTTGAGCTTGCCCAGTTGAGGGAGCCACTCGCCGTCGGTGAACTCCCACCGGGCGGGGTGGAATTTCAGACGGAAGTCGGGAGACCTCGGCAGGTTGACCACCTTTGCGGCGGCTCTTCGCCGTGGTGGCGCTTCGCCCGCGGCCTGGGCGGCTGGGGCGGCGCTCGGCGCTTCGGCGGTGGTGTTCGGATTGAATGCCATTTGTGCTGTGTCTCTCTGTTGGTGAAATGAGGCGAACCCCGGAGAACGCGCCCCAGAGAGAGACAGGCGCCGCTCTCCAGGGCACGCCCCAGAAGGATTCAGGCGTCCGTGATAATGCTGACTCCGCGGCCGTCTTCGAGAATACTTGTACCCACGAAATAGGAGCCCACGATCTTCGTGTAGGCATACCCGGCGTCTCGCTCGAACTCGACCACAATTTTGGTCCCCGCGGGGTAGACCACGTCACCGGCGCCACGGATGGCGGAGACGCTCCCATCTGCGTACCCGATGGCCCCGGCTCCGAACATTGCTCCGGCCCGGTCAGCGCCCGCATTTGCGGTGGGGACATGCGAAGAGCTAAAGATATCCACAGAACCGAAAGATCCCGCATAGCCCGGACCTTTGATCGCCAAGGCCTCATTTGAGGGAGCATTGAATTGGAGCGGTCCGGTCTCTGATCTGAGGCTCGACTGCCAGTCAGTCAATTGCACAGGGTGAAGCAGAGCCACGTAAGGGCCCGGCACGCTGTTCTGCGTGAGGGTGTACTGGGCGCTGAACCAATTGTCCACGTCCATGTTCACGCCGGTTGAGCCCACAGATCCGGTGAAGTCATCAGCAACATTGGCGATCATCTCCTGGAGTCGCATGACGGCTGAACCGACCATACTTTCGGCCAGACGGTCAGCGTCGAGCCCCAGAGAAGAGGTGAGCGTAGCGAGATCCGAGATCTGATACTGGAGAGCTTGCCGGGCGATCGTGACCGCGGGGCTCGCAGACGTCAATGCCGTGTTACTCGTGGTGGCGTTCTCGGCCACTGAGCCCATGAGATCGTAGCCGTCGAGCCCGGCGAGGCCGACTTCGAGCGCGGTGGAGCCACGCCCCGCAACGTCTCCGAGGTAGGAGATCGCGGGGTGGTTCGCCATGCTGGCGCGGTCAGCCAGAAGAAGGTTCATCTCCTGGTGAAGAATTGCGGCAAGGGCGAGATCGCCACTGAGACCACTAAAAAGAATTTCGTCGGCCATGATATTCAATGCTCATTGTAAACAGGGAAAGGCGCCGCCCGCACATGGGCGCGGCAATAGGAGGCACGTGTTGGGTGTCGTGCGTCCGGCCTTATTCCGCTGTTGCAGGTGCGACCTGAACCAGAGCAGTTGACCAACCCTATCGGATGAGCCGGGGCGGTGTCAACGTCAACTCTTCGGAGGGAGCCCGGCCGCGCGGCGAATAGCGGCGCGGTTCTGCTTGTAGTCGGCCTGTGAGATCGTGGTAGCGGTCCACGCCTTCGGGCTATCACTGAACGTTACCGCTCCGTTGTTCGTCGGCGGTGGCGGTGTGCCCTGGGTGGCGGGCGCTGGTTCTGCCGATGGCGCCTCCGGTGCGGGCGCGGCGGTGGCGGTGGGCTTTGTCATGGTGACCTCAAGCGAGGGGAGAAGAGCGGCGGCGGCGCGGGGAAGCTCCGCCCGGTTGTCGAGCCAGGCGGCGAGTTCGACGCCTTCAGGTGCGCGGCGGTCGAAGACGGCGAGCAGATCCGCCACGTCATCGGCGTCTGAGATCCCCGCGCGGGTGCAATGCATGACCCGGGAGTGTGCGTCCTTTGTCGCTTCCAGGCGGGCGCGGGATTCGGCCAATTCGGCTTTCAGCTCTTCGGCAGAATTGGCCGAGGCAAGCGCGGCCTCTTCACCCTGGCGGGCTTGGTTAAGCTCCGTCTTCAGGTCGCCCCGTTCCTTGTAGATTGTGTCGAATCGGTCCTGTGGCACGGCGTCAATTTCAGCGGAGCATTTGGGACAGTTGAATGGCATTGTGTTTCTCTCTGTTTTAGGCGATGGGCCGAGGGTTGAAGGTGCCGCCGACGGTACCCATGATCGACTCGGCAACGGCGGGGGGCAGATTGAAGAATGATGACAACATCTCGACGCCGGTGGCTCGCGGTATCTGTCCGGCGCTCACGCCTGAAACGATGGCCTGAGCGGCTTGGACCTGTGCGCCGTTCAACGCTGTATCCTGTAGCTTCTCTCCTGCGCCGGTGGGCAGCGGCAGAACCGGAATGGAGGCGCCCGAGCGGACCTCTCCGCGTTGGCCGTTGTCGATGGCGTCCAGGTCGGCGGCGGCCTGCGCCTCTGTCAACCCGGGGTGAACTTCCATGTAAGCCGAGACGCGGTCAATGAGTTTAGCTTCGAGCAATTCGAGGACGTTGGCCCTCCGCTCTTTGATCTCGGACGGTGACAGGGGGATCTGAGAATAGACCACCGCATATCCGTCTTCAGGAAGGGCGGAGCCGGTGGCCCGGTTGACCATCAGAGCGGAGAGGCCGAGGAGGTTCCGATCGTGGTCCTGGAATTGTGGCGCGAATCGGCGCTGGGCTACCCGCTTTCCGTCGTTTGAGAGGCTGATCGCGTATCCACTGCGAGCGGTTCCGCCCATTCGTTGGATGTCGGACGGCGGGATCCCGGCGTCCTGGGCCAGGCGGTTAGCCATCGCCGAGATCGCCCGCTCCATCCCTTCGACATCGGACGGGGACGACCACTGTCCTACCATCGGTTGACCGCCCTCGGCGGCGTCGGCGGTGCTCTCCAGAAGAAGAACGGTAGCCGGATCGGTGGTGACCTCCGCCCGTGCGCCAAGGGATGTGGTGTCCACGCCGAGGCCTGCAGGGCGGAGGTTGACTAACCACCGCTGAGCCCATGAGGCATCCCGCAGAGCGTGGAAGAGGTACGAATAGGCGATCGCCAGGTTGACCGTTCCCTCGACCACCTCGATGCCCTCGTAGGTATCCCAGAGGCGGTCGGAGCGCCTTTGCGCGTGGTAGAGCACCCACGGGAGAACGGGGGTGCCGTCGGCCCGACGGTACCAGTAGTCCTCGCCTACAAAGGTGCGGCCGAGGATCTCTTCAGTAATGTCGGCGCCGTTGGGCTCCCCGCTCTTATCGTCGAGCAAAACCCGATAGCTGGGGTTCTGCGGATCGGAAATGTCGTAAACGTCCCAGGTCCAAGCGACGGCGCCGCCGATGGAGCGGGCGCGAAGTTCGCAGATCTTGACCGGCCGATCCGGGTAGCTTTGGTGGCTTTCGCACAACACCATGTCAGGCGGAACCGGCCGGTAGTGAAGCTCTCCCTCCTGGTTCACGTCAACGCGGAGCAACATCTCCCGGAGGCCAATCACCCGCGATTGGAACCAGGACATCTGAGCCCAGAGCGAAGAGGAGACCACCGGGCCCGCGGGGCTCAGGAAGGCGCGAACATCGGCGCGGGCTTCGTCGTCATGACGGACCACCGGCGCCGCGTCATAGAGCACGGATAGCTCGCGGGAGATCGTGCGGAACGGATTTGACGACTGGTCGAGTTCACCGTGCGCCTGTGACCGGGTGATCCCCATGTGCGCCCGGTACCTCTCTCTCAGGTCTTCGTGCCAGGTGCCCTCCAGCAAACGGCGGCGGAGTCTGGTGTGCTCCCACCGGGCGCCCTCTTCGGGGTTGCTAATGCTCGGCGGGGTGGGGATGTGTTGGGGCATTGGGGGCTACCTCTGCGGGGCGTTCATCAATACATCTTAATGCGGACGGGCATCCTGATCCGATCGTCAATGAGCGTGACCGCAGCGTAACGGAGCGCGTCGATCGAGTGTTTGTTTTCGTCATCTCGGAACGCCCAGTGATTGAGCGACTTTATCAACTGTTCGCAACGCGGGTGAACTATGAAATTGTCCCGCTCCATTGTCTCGTGGATAACCTGGGCGCCATGGTAGACGGAAAACCGGGGCTTCCACGCCGTCCGAATTCTGAAGGGAAGGCGCCCCGGGAGAAGTCCAAGGCTCGCCTCCAGCCCTTTCATCAGGGTCAGGTTGGACATCCGACCTCCGCTCCGCTTACCTCCGTAGGCGCGGTCGCCCACCCACTTATCCACATGGGCGTGGGTCATCCCGTTTCTGTGGAGCATTGCGAGCATGGCCCGGGCGTGAGCGTCGGCGGTGGCCGCGCCCGCTGTGTATTCGTCGAGGACGAAGATCCGCGGGTGCTCTCCGCTCTTATCCACAGCGCATAGGATGGCGACTTGTGATCCGGCGTCGGCGCCATGGTCTATCCCGATGGCGATGGAGTACGGCTTGCCGTCCCGGGGCAATGACGGCAGCGGAGCGTCGGAGACCATTGTCTCCGGGTTGAACGCCTCGAAGACACGCCCAGTCGTTAGCCCTTCCCACGCTCCCTTTAGCCTTTGAGCCCTATCGATCGGGAGGTAGGCTTTGGCGATCCGGTCTATCTGTTCTTGGGTGACCAGCGGTCGCCCGCCGATGGGCGTGGTGTTCTCGACGGTCAGCGCGGCCTGGTGATCGGAGACGACTCCGTCTTTTACCAATTGGCGCAGCCATCCGAGCGGAGCGCCCACCGGCGTGAGGGTGAGCCCGATGGCGCCTCCTTGGCCTTGGCGGAGGACGCGGGCATTCAGTTCGCCCCAGATCCGGGCCGAGGGTGGCTCATCCAATCCGACATAGGAGATCGTCGAAGAGGCGAGGCCGAGGGAGCCCTGGTTCGTAGTTTTGAACCGCAAAAGGGATCCGTTCTTCCAAAGCACCACCGGCGTCTTCCCACGGAACCCTTTGCCGTGCATATACTCGACGCTCGGATCGAGGAGGTCCTTCGGTGCAAGCTCCCAAAACTTCTGTTGGATGGATAGGCTCTGTTCCCAGGAATGGACCACGATCCAACATTCCGTGGGAGGTCTGGGGACGATCTTGTGCGGGTGCCTGCCAGTGCAACGGTAAATGATTTCGGCCATCTGACACGCCGTTTTCCCTATTTGGTTGGCGCCTCTGAGGAGAACGCACGGCGACGGGTCTGACAGGAACGCCAATTGAGGGGGAGTCGGATCCCAATATTCGAGCGGGCGAGTCTCGGCCCGGTGGCGCAGTTCGGAGACAACCTGGGCAAGCTCGGCGAGGCTCACTGTCCGCTAACCTTCAGCGGTACGATCTGGCCGGTGTCGAGGGCGTCGAGCGTTTCCATGAACTGATCACGGATGGCGGGTGGGAGGGCGATGGAGTCTGAAACGACCTTCGCCATCAGTTGCTGATCTGTCATGTTGTCTACGTCTGCGCCTGATCTTCGGTCGTGCGTTTCGAGGTCGCTTCGGAGGGAGAGGGCCTGGCGGCGGAGGGCGGCCACGGCTTGCCAGCTTCCAGCGCGGCGGGCGGAGGTTAGGTCGTCGTGGGTCGCTTCTAATTCTCGTACAAGGTACGCTCGGACGGATAGCGCGGCGGTCCCGGTGCCAGGATTAGCGGCGGCGTCCACCAATGAACGGGCCTGCTCCCTCTCGATGAGGTCGAGAACGGTTCGAGCGGCGGGAACGCTACCCTGGGCCGCCATTCTGACCATGGCAATAGATACTTTCTCGTTCACATCGTCGACGGGCACGCCGCCGATGGCGGGCGCCCTCGGCTTCTTAGTCTTCGGCGTCTGGGGCATCGGGCCTCTCTGGTTGATCTTCTGGATCGAATGGATCGGAATTGGCAAACGTCAATTCTAGCCAATTTCGGTGAAAGTCATAGACTGCGGGATCGTCCGTTATGACGCTCGCTTCGATCCGGGGGTTGTTTGTGAAATTGGCGGAGGAGACAATGGAGATCCGGCGGGATTCGTTTTCGAGAAGGTATACCTTCGCGTGACAATTAAAGATCCGAACATTGTTGTAGCCGAACCGGCGCCGGATCATTCGCATAGCCTCCGGGCGGCGAATGACCGCACGCAAGTCGAAGACGCCCCGGAAGCGGGTCAGCAGTCCCGCGTCGGCGGCGGCGCAAAGGCGGGTGGCTGGCTTTACGCTTAGGCTCCACGTTCCGAATAGGAGATCGGAGGGTCCGATCTGATCCACTGCCCATGCGATCATGTTGTCCGCGGACCATTCACCCATAGATACAACGTGCATGGTGTGACCGGCGGCCAGGGTTCCCAATACCTCAGTGCATCGGCTGTGCCGTTTGCCAAGACGCCCCGCGTCATCTTCATACAGGCGGGAGAAGGTCAGCGCGGCTGACTCTGGCCGGTGCCGATCTGGCGTGGCCGGACCTTTGGCGGCGGCGTGCAGCTCGCCCAGGGCATCGAGCAAATTCATTCGATCGGCGTCTCCGTCTGTGGATGAAAAAACGGGGGAGCGAGAGAAAAG